ACCAGTCGGCTTCAGGTTCATCAGGCAATCTAGGCAGCGTTAAAGCGGCTAAGAGGACTTGTTGCTGTTTCCATGTATCAAGGCCTGCTTTTGATAGCTGTCCGTTAATTGTCGTAACACTTGGCAAAAGTCCTTCTTTTCGTGCATCCCGAAGCGTTGTTGGTCGCTCGCCAGTTTTGCCGATGGTTGTATAGGCTGGAGTGCCGTCTTTAGTGTACCAATGACCATTTGGTTCTACCTTTTCTTTAACTATCATTTTTTCTCGCTTCCATCATTGCATCAGCTATTGCATAAGCATTACGGGCTAAATATTTAACAGGTTCTTCACCAAAATCTTTGGCTAATTTATCCATAATTTTTATGTCCCAAGTTGCCATACCTTGCATAGCTTTAGCCGCAAAGTAATCACGCAAATCCATACCTAAAAATTCTTCACTACCTTCCATATTTGCTATAGGAAATGCTTTCATATTAGCCCCTTAAAAAGGTACATCATTTAGAACATCATCATTAGCTACAGGTGCTTCAGCTTCCCTAGCTTTTTGGCCACGCCATTCAGATGATTCGGTAATCTTTTCTTTGTAATACTTTGGCAAGCTGTCGTACTTAGATTGGTCAAATTCAGCTAACCAAAAATGTAAACAAGGATTAATACCTGCTGGCTGGGCGTTACGCAAGGCAGACGGCACAGGGCTAATACCGCTGATATTGGCGTACTTGCCATCTTCTGAGTGGGTAATATTGACCATGCAGAACTTGTCTAACAGGTTACGCAAATCAAACTTCTTGCGATCTTCAGGGGTCATTTTCTTGTTAGACCATGATTCTAGGTCTTGACGCAATCTAGCTTGGTCACCAAGACTAACGGTATAACGCTTAGACACAATCAAAGGTTTACCGTCATCTGTCTTTAATGGCTGGTCTTGGTCGTCATTACCATGCAATTCCCAAGTCAATACGACCTTGTGCATGATCTTGGTTTCGCCAGCCCATTCGGTAGCTTGGTGGCCTAAGTCAATGACCGAGTACAAACGGGCCATGTGTAACCCTGCTGGGGCTATTTTAAATTCTTTACTGTTATCTGAAATAATCATTGTTTGCTCCAAAAATAGTTGAATAGTCATTAAAGACTGCTTGTAACACGGGGTTTTTTCTTACTGGTGCAGGTAAGCCACACGCATAGCGTAGGTCACCTATCTCATCTGCTGTAATAAATACCCCATCCTCGAGGTCTTTAAAGATGCGTTCCAAATGTTGTTGGAAGCTGTGAAAGTCTTGATCTTGCTCACTCATACGAGTTCTCCTTAATTAACACGGCATATACCGTACTTAGATATTAAGCCAACTTAAAACATAAAGCAACAGTTTATTTGCAAATTGTTGTAAAAATGTTAAGATAGCTTATGGAAAAAATATCATCAACAGCAATGATTCGACTTTTAGGCGGTTGTACACGGGTATCTAAGATGGTCAATGTGTCCGTTCCAGCCGTATCTATGTGGCAAAACGGGGATATACCTTACGACAAGCTGGTGATCTTAGCCGCTACATTAGAAAAAGAATCGCATGGCTTGGTTACCCGTAAAAACTTGTTTCCTAACAATTACCGTCTTATTTGGCCTGAACTCGAATGAGGACAATTAGTTGGTTTTCTTGCGGTGCGGCAAGTGCTGTAGCTACTAAATTGGCTATTTCTGAAAGCAAAACTCCCGTAGAAGTGGTTTATTGCCATGTTGCAGAAGAACACCCTGACAATTTAAGATTTATGGCTGATTGTGAAAAATGGTTTGGTCAGCCCATAAAAGTTATGCAAAACGACAAATACAACGGCAGTATTTATGAAGTATTTGAAAAGCGTAAATACATTGTAGGTATTGGCGGTGCTCCGTGTACCGTGCATCTTAAAAAAGATTTGCGTAAGTCGTTTGAACAGCCCAATGACAGGCAAGTATTTGGCTATACCGCAGAAGAACAAGACCGTGTAGATCGGTTTATTGATGCCAATAACGATGTAAACCTATGGTCAATTTTGATAGAAAAAGGTCTTACTAAGTCCGATTGCTTGGCAATGATTGACCGTGCTGGCATAGAGTTACCAGCAATGTACAAACTTGGCTACCAAAACAACAATTGTATTGGGTGCGTTAAGGGGGGTTTAGGGTATTGGAATAAGATACGCCATGACTTTCCTGACCAGTTTGACCGTATGGCGGCTGTAGAACGCACGGTAGGGGCTAAAATCCTTAAACACAAAGGTGAACGCATTTGGCTAACAGAATTGCCTGTGGATGCTGGTGATTACCCTACAGAACAGGCGATTGAGTGCGGGATTTTTTGCCACATGGCAGAGGAAGAAATTAAGTAGTACAATTTAATTATTGAGGACTAGAACACTCGATAACATAGGGTTTTAGAGGTGACTTTGTGGGTTTAGGAAATGAGATAAGAGGCATTTCCCAAGCCGTTCTAGCATAAAGCCACCCCTAAAGCCCTTTTTTATTGTTCATTCCCTTTCGTACTCCAAACGATATAAAGCACCTAAATGGGTGGCGTGGAATAGAACATGGGCTGGTTTACACCTGACAGCAAGCCCCGTAGCCTTGAGTGGGGACTACACAAGATACAAGGACAATGGTGATAGACAACCTTGTAATCGAATGAACACTACCTTTGGGAGCATTAGTTCGGGACACATCCTGAATGGATGGGGTGCTATCACCTTTGGGACACCTATGACTAAAAAACAACACATAGGGAAAACACCTAGAAATAAATAACAATCATTAAGACAACTTAACATATACTTTCAACATGATTGAAAATTTGATGTTAATTTTTTCTGTTGGAATATTTGCCGTACTGGGTGCGGTAATGTTCTTTTTGTTTGTAATTCTTTATTGGGTGAAATCATGACTTGGAACTTGCGTTTAGTAAATTTGAGTAGTCCATACGAGGATTACTTTGAAATTCGTGAAGTGTATTACGACACGATGGGTAAACCAATTGGACACAGTAATGCGGCTGTTGGTGGCGAAGATAGATTAGAAGTAGATCGGTACATTCAAATGTGTAAAGAAGCCCTTGATAAACCGATATTAAAGTTTGCTGATGCTGAAAGATCAAACAAAACTCAGATGCTAGAAGATGAATGTGCGGCACTAAGGAAGCAGATTAATGAACTTCTCTGAATTTTATAGTTTATATCCCCGTAAACAGGGGCGTAGGGCGGCAGAAAAGTCTTGGGATAGGCTGACCCATAACGAGCAGGAAGATGCCTTTAACGCCCTTGCTAATCATCTTGAGTATTGGAAGTTAAAGCAGACGGAAAAGGATTATATTCCCCATCCTGCTACTTGGCTTAATCAAGGTCGCTGGGAAGATGAATTAGACATGGAAGTTAAAAAGATTAAAAAACCTGAATTGCCGTGGTATTCAAGCGAAGAACTTACCAAAGCCAAAGCAAAAGAAGTTCAATGCCCTGCTTATGCTGGTGAGGGTTGGCAACAATGGCGAGCAAGAATTTCACAGAAGATAAAGCAACTTGAAGAACAACTCTGACGAATATTTAGCTTGGTGGTATATCGGTGTAGCTAAAAAACGGGGTTGGCCAGCGGTAGTCAAGTTGTTAGCCCAGTACCCTGAAAAAGAAGAACGAATAAAACAATTGATAAAAAAGAAACTAGGAAAATGAGAGAGATAGACCCAAACAAATGTATAGACTTTATATTAGAAAACGCAGGTAAATATGCACAGGCAAAAGGTGAACTTGCACAACTTGAGGCGTATAAGAGTTCGCTCAAAGCTATTAAAATGGCACAAACTTCTGAACAATCTCTCGGGGCTCAGGAGCGTGAGGCTTATCGAAGCCAAGATTACCAAGATTTATGTAAGGCAATTGGAGCGGCTACAGAAAACGCTGAAAAGCTAAAGTGGGAATTAGAAGCCGCTAGATTAAGACACGCTACTTGGCAAACTTTGGAAGTATCTAACCGCACACAAGATCGGATATTAAAATGAGTAAATTAAAAATAACTGAAGAATTTTTGATTCTTAAGCTATTCTGTAAAATGTATGAAGATGCCATGAACCGCAAAGATTACACACAAATGCTTGAATTAAGCGTAGATATTGCTGAAAGTGCTGAACAACTTGAACAGCAAACGGTAGATTTTATCAATGGCCACTAAACTTGAAAAAGAAAAGTATCGCAAAATTGCTGAATTGGGATGCTCATTATGTAGGCATCAAGGCAATGAGGGAACACCAGCAGAATTACATCACATTAGACGAGGTGGTGTTAGAAGCCTATCGCCAATTATCGGTCTTTGCCCCTACCACCATCGAGGATCAAATACCAGTATTCACGGAATGGGTCGTAAACGGTTCGAGCAAGAATACTGCATTACGGAAGAAGAATTACTTGAACAAACGGAGAAGTTAATTGAGTAGCTGGTTAATCATTGTCACAGGCTTGATATACTTTTACATTGGCATAGAGCAGGGTGTAAAAGGTAATTTGCCTATGGCGGTTGTATATACAGGCTATGCTTTTTCCAATGTTGGTTTATACATTATGGCTAAATGAGTTTTACCGTTTATACCCATACAGGCTTTAAAGAAATTCATTGGTTTCCCAATATTGATAGTTTATTAATATCAATCCTTGCTAATCCAAAAGACCGCTATCACCGAAATTTATAGTTCTAGCGGATCAAAACCTAGTTCATTAGCTACCATCTTGCACCTGTTTCTAAATGGTTTTCCGTGCAAAGTCCATTTATTACCTTCTTGGCGGTGAAAACTCATGTGGATCATTTCGTGAGCTAATGTGGTTAGCATAGTGTAATAATGACCGCAACGACCTGACGATATGGTGATCGTATGCTCAAAATCTTCACCAGTATCATACAAATATGTACCCATCAATTCAGGGTCGGCAGTAACTACAAAATCTATTTCTTCAGGTAGCGGTAAACGCCATTTGGTAAATGGATATAGGCAATACAGGCTTGAATAAGCGTTACGGACACTTTCAGGATTTAATCTCATGTAGTTCACCCCTAAAAAATACTAGCCCTTCATCCTCATTGATAACTTGCACAAGTTCAGGCGGCATTAAATGGCCGTTAACATAGGTTAGGACTGCAAATCCTGCTCTCCAGTTAACGCTTGAATCTTCGTGATACATAAACTGCTCATCTTTGACTGCCGCCATCATTCCTGTATCAACACCGTATTTGTCACCAGTATAATTTGACCACGGTGTTACTTTCAACGAGTGCAGATGGCCTGTAACCATACTCATTCCACCTTTTAGTACATTGTTGTAGACCGCATGGATACCATTGTGCCAACGGTGTTTAATCATCGTATTGTCATTAACTACAACTGACCAGCTATATGACCAGCCGTACAGGTGATCCGCTAGGCACGTACCTTTAACGCCTTCATACTGGGGCAGAACATTAGATAGCTTGCCATCAAAACGAAGGTCATGGTTACCTATGGTGCGGTGCAATATACATCCAGCAGGTCGTACAGCTTCAATATCGCCTAATCGTGCTTGTACTTCTTCTAATTCTTGTTGAACTGTTGGGTGCTGTTGGTAACCAATTCTGTTGTGCTGGCTAATTTGTGCAAAATCGAACAAATCGCCATTGAGGATCACCATATTAGGTTTTAAGTGTTTCGTAAAATGTACAAAAGCACGGTGGGCGGTAGATATGTAATTAGGGTTGTAATGGCA